CGCGAGAACGTCGCGGGGCTGGTCAAGGTTGAGACGAAGCAAAAGGAGCTGACCGAGCAGCTCGGCGAGATCGAAGGCCTGCAGGAGAGCATTGCCAACCAACGCCCGTTCGATGCGGCGGCGGAAAGCGCGCGTGAGGCGGCGGACGAAGTGGAGAGGCTCGCGAACGCGGAAACGAACCTCAAATCAGGGATCGATGCGGCCAAGAAGCTGATCCGCGAAAAAGAGGATTTCCGGCCCGACGCCTATCCCGATTGGTCCTACAAGAACGGCAAGCGGTACAACAGCGGGTGGCGCGCCGGCTACGGCTCGGACACCTACACCACGCCGGACGGCAGGCCGCATCGGGTCGCCGAGGGCATGACGATCACCCGCGCCCAGGCCGAGCTCGATCTTGATCGGCGGATTCGGGGCTATTTCGATACAATCACCGAGCAGATTGGTGAGACCGCATTCGCCGCGCTGTCGGACGATCAGAAGGGCAGCCTTGCCTCGCTGCTGCACAACTACGGCACGGGCGAGTTCCGCGCGGGCGGCGATCTCGGCGGCGTTGTCTCGGCGCTGCGCGGCGGCACCTCTCAGGAGGTCGCCGATGCGATTGGCGGGCTTGCCCGGCACAATAACGGCATCAACGAAAAGCGCCGCCTCGAGGAGGCCGCGGCGTTCGGCAGCACCAGCTCGGCAGAGGCTGCGCTCGCGCGCGCCGATGCCCTGCAGAAGGTCATCGCGGCAGGCAGCAAGCAGCTCGATCAACTGCAGCTCGAGGCGGAGTTGGCGGGCCAGAGCGTCGAGGCGCAGGCGCGGCTCACCTTCCAATATGAGGCGGTGCGCCGCGCGAAAGAGGCTGGGATAAACCCCGAGACCACGCTCACCGAGGATGGGCGCAAGCTGGTCGACGTGATCAACGAGCAGGCGGAGGCCTACGGCAAGCTGATGGCGGCGCGGGACGAAGCCGACAAGCAGCGGGAAACTTCCGGCGACGAGGATCAGGATCGCACTCAGCGGATTGACGAATATCGGCAGGAAATGTCGCGGCTCTTCGACAACCTCAAGCCCGGCGGCAACGGCTGGACCGGCTTTATCGACGATTTCCAGACCTACCTTCTCGACAAGCTCTGGGAGCTCGCCCTCGATCCGGTTTGGAAGCAGCTCTCCCTGCTGATGGATCAGGCCTTCGGCGCGATCGGGCCGGGTGGCACGCTGGCGTTCTCCGGTGCCGGCGCGACCTCCGGCTATTCCGCCAGTTCCGGCGCGATGGTCTCGGGCGGGCTTTACTCGACGGGCGGGCCGCTGCCGCGGCGCGCGGGGGGTGGCGGCTTCCGGAGCGTTCCGCGTGCGGTCGGCATGCTGCAGGGCTCCGGCAGCAAGAAGCAGGACAACCTGCTGTTCTGGGGCTCGCGGGGCGAGTTCATGCAGCCCGCCGCGGCGGTGGATTACTACGGGCTCGAATTCATGGAAGCGCTCCGCAGGCGAGAGGTGCCGAAGTTTGCGGAAGGCGGGGCGATGCCGGGAACTTCTACAGGCGGCGCTGGCGGCGTCACGCTGCGCCAGGGTGATGTCGTCGTGAACAACTTTGCTGGGGTCGAGGTCGAGCAGCGGCGGGATGCGGCGGGCAACCTCTCGCTCGATCTGCGCCGGGCGGTCAGCGACATGATCTCCTCCGGCGGGGCGGATGCCGCGCTGCAAAACCGATTCAATCTCAAGAAACCGCCGAGGGGGAGGTAAGCATGCCGAGCTGGCCCAGCAGCCTGCCATTCTTTTCGGGTCGCAGCGCTTACGAACTCAGCGGTCCGACCGGCCACATCCTGCGCACGCAGCCGAGCGTCGGCCCCGCGCAGCGCCGTCTGCGCACCACCGCCGCCTCGCGGCCGTTCTCCGGGGCAATCTCCTACATGAGCCTCGCCCAGCTTGCCGCGTTCGAAGCCTTCTATCGCGACGATCTGCGGCTTGGCTCGCTTGCCTTCGATGCGGTCGATCCGCTCACCGGCGAGGCGCGCGTCTACGCCTTCGCCGGCGAATACAAGATCAGGCCGAACAAGCTCGGAGTGAGCGTCTCGGCCACGTTGGAGATCATGCCATGAGGCCCTTGAGCGATCAGCTTCTCGCCGAGATGTATGCGGACTCGAGCGGCGCCGTGCTGGTGCCGCTGGTCAAGCTCGAGCACGTTGATTGGGAGATGCCTGTTTGCCTCGCGCGCAACGCCGAGGCCGTATCGCATGGCGGCGAGACCTATGTGCCTTTCCCGATGGAGCTGAGCCTGCCCGACGATGAGGACGAAGGGCTGCCGATCCTGCGCTGGACCGCGCAGAACGTGGTCCGCGAGATCATGTGGTATTTCCGGCGGGTCTCCGGCGTGGTGCGCGGGAAGGTGGTCTATGTCCAGCCCGCCGTGCCGGGCGTGGTCGAGATCGGACCCTTCGAGGTCGAGATCTCGGGCATCGAGTACGACGAACAGACCCTTTCCGGCGTCATGACGATCGAGCCGATCCTGGAAGAGGCTTTCGGGTACCTGACCATGACACCTGGGACCACCCCGGCGCTCTTCTGATCCATGTGGACGGATGACTGGATTGGCCTGCCCTATGCCGAGCTCGGCCGGGGGCCGGGCGCCTATGACTGCCTCGGTCTCTGGCTCGCCCTGCAGCGCGCGCGCTTCGAGCGCGAGGTGCCAGACCCGGAGTGCCGCATGGGGGACGCCCTCCGGCGCGGTACCGTGGACCGCTATCGCTCCCGCTTCGCGCGGGTGACTGCCGCGGCTGAAGGGGACCTCCTGCTTTTTCTTTCCGCCGGCCGCCCGCTGCACGTGGGCTTTGCTCTCGACAATCTAGACATGATCCACATCGACGCCTTTGGAGGCAGCCGTGTGGAGCGCTGGCGCGGGATGCGCTGGCTTGGAAAGCTCGAAGGGATATATCGCCTTGCTTGACCACCTGACCCACGCTGACGGCATCGAGGTTTCGATCGAGCACCACCCGTGCGCGCGCACCGAATGGGAGATCAAGCGCGCCCCGATCGGTGCAACCGTGGCCGAGATCGTCGCGCTGTCGAATATAGACTGCGCCCGCTTCGGCACCTTCCCGACCGTGATCCTGGTGCGCGGGGACCGCATCGACGTGGTGCCGCTCACCATGTGGCGCAAGGTGCGCCCCAAAGCCGGCACGCGGGTCGAGATCGCTTTTCCCATGGGAGAGCCCGGCACGTTGGCGCTGATCGCCTCCGCGGCGCTTCCACATGCAGCGGCCTATGCAGCCACGGCGCTGGAGCTGACAGGGATGTATTATGCGCTCACGGTCGCCGCGATCACCGTAGTGGGGGCGTTGACGATCAACGCGCTCATTCCGCCAGCGCAGCAAGGCAGCAGCGGCGCGGGCCCGCAGAACTACGCCATCACCGGCGTGGCGAATGTCGCCAATCGCTATGGCTCCTTCCCCTATGTGATCGGCCGGCACCGCATCTTCCCGTCGCTGACCGCCAGCGGCTATTCGGAAACTGTCGGGCGGTCGATCTTCTATCGCGGGCGCATGACCTTCGGATACGGACCGGTCGCGCTCGAGGATCTGCGTATCGGCACGACGCCGATCTGGGAGTACGACGGGGTCGAACTCGAGTTCCTGAATGTTGATCAGGACCGGACGCTGGCGGCGATGCCGCAGCTCGCGGACCTGGTGATCGCACGCACCGAGGAGGCGCAGACGCCGAAGGCCTTCGTCGCGCCGGGCGGGGAGGGCTATGTCTTCGCGCCGGGCGGTCCGGCAAAAAGCGCGAGCCTGACCATCACCTCGAGCCCGCTCGCCTATTACGCGAGCCTCGATGTCGTGGTCGAGGTCTCCGAAGGCGGCGGCGCGTGGTCCGCCGTGGCGACCTATCCCGGCATCACCGGCACCGTTACCTTCTCGGCGGGCGCGTTCTCCGATGGTGTGCAGCGCAGCTGGCGGGTGCGGATCGCGGCGGCGGCCGAGGCCCCTGCGGTGCCTGGTTCTGCGCTGCGCCGGAAATCGAGCGAGGGCATCACGGTCACTGCGGCGTCGGCCGTCTACCAGGCGCCGAGCGCGGGCTGGCGCAAGGGCAGCGAAACCATGCGCCTTTACGCGCAGGACGTGACTGAAGACGGCTATTCGGACGTCCCGCAGCACAATGACCCGGTGGTGAAATACACCCGGCTTGAGACCACCAGCGCGGCGATCGACCTGACCTTTCCGCAGGGGCTCTACAAGACGCGCAGCAGCGGAAAGGTCTCGGGCCACGGGACCGACTTTCAGTTCGAGTACCAGAGCACCGAAGGGGGGCTTAGCGAGGAGAATTGGATCGACCTCGGGATCGACAATATCCGCGCCAAGAGCACCACGCTCTTCCGCTGGACAAAGCACATCAGCTTCCCCGCGCCGGGCGAATATGCCATCCGCGTCACCCGTAGGTGGCTGATCGACGAAGATCCCGGCGACGTGAACACCGCAACGCTGACGGCGATCCGCTCTTTCGGGGACGGGGATTTGCCGAGCCAAGAGGGGATTGCCGAGGTTGCCTTCCGCATTAAGGCGAGTGAGCAGCTCAACGGCCAGGTCGACAGCCTCAATGCGATCGTTCAACAGCTCGCGCCGATCTGGGATGGTTCGGCCTGGACCGAGCCCCAGCCGATCCGGCATCCGGCCTGGGCCTTCCTGCAGGCGTTGCGTGGGCCGCACCTGCGCCGCTCGGTGCCGGACTCGCGCATTGACCTTGAGGCCTTCCGTGCCTGGGAGGAGCAAGAGCCGCATTGGACCTGCGATTATGTCGTCGACACGCCCACGCAGGTCGCGGATGTTCTCGACCTGATCGCCGCCTCGGGCCGCGCCAAGCGCACGCTTACCGATCTCAAGTGGTCGGTCATCCGCGAAAGCGCCGCGCACCCGGTGCGCCAGGTCTTCACGCCGCGCAATAGCTGGGGCTTCAAGGCCGAGCACCGCTTCCCGCGAGAAATCCATGGCTTCCGGGTCAAGGTCCGCAGCGAGCGGCTCGAGTGGCAGGAAGACGAGATCCTCGTTCTGATGGATGGCTACACGCGGAAGACCGCGAGCGAGCTCGAAACGCTTGAGCTTCCCGGCGTCGTTGTTACCGCCGAGAGCGAGGACGAAGGCAACGCCTTCCGGCTTGCACGCTACCACCTCGCGGCTGCGCTGCATCGACCGGCGACCTACACTCTGCAGACGGGCTGGGAGCATCTCCGCGTCACGCGTGGCGACAAGGTCCGCCTGGTGCATGACGCGGCTCTGATTGGCGTGGGGCAGGGACGGATCAAGGCGGTGGGCCAGAACGCCTCAGGCGGCCTCGCGTCGATCACCCTCGATGATTGCCTCTATGGCACGAGCGGGGAGTTTCGGCTGACGGTGCGCACGGTTGCCGGAGAAGCGGTCTTCACAGCAACGGCGCCGGCCGATCCCACGACGCGGCTTTGGACCGTTGCTTCGGGCTCGGGCATAGAGGCGGCCGATGTGGCGCCGGGCGATCTGGCGATTGTCGAGGAGGTGGCCCAGCGAAGCGCCGAAATGCTGGTGAGTGCCATTCGCCCCAATACCGACGACGGTGCAGAGCTGGTTCTCGTCGATGCTGCCCCCGACGTCCTCGACGCGGACAGCGGGGCAATCCCGCCCTACAGCCCGGTGATCACCGAGCCGCGCGATCCGGCCACCGCAGGCCTGCCACCTGCGCCGGTGGTGATCTCGGCCTATTCCTCGAGCCTCACCCAGATTGTGCTGCCCGACCTGTCGGTGCGCCCGCGCATCGCGGTGCAGCTCGCGCCTTTCGTGACGCGCGCGGCGGCCGAGGGCGTGACCTTGCAGCTGCGGTGGTCCGACGCCGAGGCAGAGGCCGCGTGGGTTTACGGCGAAAAGGTCGCCGTAGGCGAATACACCCTGCTGACCGGCGCGCTCGAGGAGGGTGAGAGCTACCGTGTCGAGGTGAGCGCGGTCGGAGCGGATGGGAAGACGCGCGGCTGGGTCTCTGCGGGTGTGGTCACGGCCACCATGGCGCCGCCGGCGCCGCCGCTGATCTCGGCCAGCGCTGCGGCCTTCGAGATCCCCGATGCCGCGGGCAGGGGCCGGCGCCCCGGCATCCTGCTGAGCTGGGTGGTGCCGCCCAACAAGTCGCTCCGGGTGACCTGGCAGCTGCGCATCGCAGCGACGGGTGCGCTGGTGCAGCGCGGGCTCTTCGCCGAGGCCTCCGAGGGCAGCGTGCTGATCTCCGATGGTCTCGTGCCCAATATCGGCTATCAGGTCAGGGCAAGCTTTGTGACTGGCGCGTCCGATCAGCGAAGCTGGACGAGCTGGATGGACGTGACGACAGACGACGTGCGGCTTGTCAGAGACGATCTCGATACAGCGCTCACAGACCAGCTCGACGAGGCGTCGACCGTCGCCAACCAGGCACTGCAGGACGCGGAAGACGCGCATCAGGCGGCAGAGGCGGCGCAAGAAGAGCTCGACTTGGCTGTAGCGAGCCTCACCGTCGATTATGACGCCACGCAACAGGCTGCGCAGGACGCTCAAACGGCGCGCGACGATGCCCAGCTGGCGCGCGACAGCGCAGCGGCCTCCAAGGCGGCTGCCGCCCTCTCTGAAACCAACGCGGGCAGCGCGGCGGATGCTGCGTCTTCCTCGGCCAGTGCAGCCAAAACAAGCGCGACCGAAGCAGGACAGCAAGCGAGCGCCGCCACGGCTGCCAAGAATGCTGCCGCCACCTCCGAGAGCAACGCCTCCACGTTCGAGCAGCAGGCTGCGGCCGCAAAGCAGGACGCCGAAGGGGCGGCGGCGGCGGCGGCCACCTCCGAGGAGTTGGTGGCCAGCACCGCCGGGCTCTACGTGCACCCGTCTGACTTCGCGCTCGACGGCAAGTTCTGGTCGGACGCGATTGCCGGTGATCCCAAGACAAAGCCGGACAAGAGCGGCGCGTTCCGCGACACGCCGGAAGGCCGGGTGATCTACCGGAGCCTCCCGCTGGCGAGCAACTCGCACCTGGTGCCGAAGTTCTACCTGCGCAACGCGCCGGGCAAGACGTTCCGCATGACGCTTCGGGCGCGCTATGTGGGGACGCTGGGAAACCAGACGAATGCGGCTCTGCGCCTGCAGTTCCGTCGCATCAACGGCGACTTCAGCAGCACAACGGCGACCTGGACGAAAGACTGCATCTTCGAGGCGGCGAACACGGTCGAGACCTTCAGCTACGAGATCACCGATCAGAACGGCCTGACCCCGTGGATGCTCGGCTTCGCCTATTGGCCCTCGGCCTATACCGGCACGGGTGACGTCGAGGTGCTGAGCTTCGAGATCGAGGACGTGACCGCGCAGAAAAAGGCGAGGGATGCAGCGGCTGCGGCGGCCGAGAGCGAAAGCAACGCTGCTGCCTCCGAGAGCGGGGCGTCGCAGGCAGCCAGCGCTGCGGGCACCAGTGCCTACAATGCCGGTGTGAGCGCCGGTCAGGCTTCGTCCTTGGCCGGTCAGGCGGCGACGGCCAAGGCGGACGCAGTCGGTGCCGCCAACAGCGCGTCCGAGTTCAGCCGGCTCGCGTCCATCACGCAGCGGGCGGCGAGCACGCGCAATCTGGTGGTGCAGCCGGATGTGAACGACGTGCCGGTGGGCGCTCAGCCGGAGTTTTGGAACAACCGCGCGACCGTGGTGGACGGGCGCCCCGGTGGCGTGCCCGAGACGGATCGCAGCCTTGACCTCGCCGATGGCGCGGCGACGGCGCCTTGGTATGTCGGCAACCCGGCCGGCCGCAAATATCGCTTCAAGGCCACGGTTCGGACGATCGACACCGGGGCCGTCTCGCGGTTTACGCTGCGCGGTGAAGATGCTGCTGGCAACCCTCTTCAGACAGTGGGCTCGGTCAATTTCCCCGCTGGGCAGCCGTGGGCTGTGTTCGAGGACGTCATCGAGGTCACGCAAACCGGCTACGTGCGGTTCGCACCCGGCTTCGATCTGACCGACAGCGGCACAATCCGGGTCTACGACTTCCAGTGCCACGACGTGACCGAGGAAGAGAATGCCTCGGAGGCCGCTATGGCGGCTTCAGTCAGCGCGTCAAGTGCCAGCACGAGCAAGGACCAGGCCGGCAGCTTCGCAGGGGCCGCATCCACCCATGCGCAGTCGGCCCAGACCCAGGCGGGCTACGCGCTCAATCACGCCGAGGCGGCTGCTCTCAGCAAGAATGCCGCCAACGGCTCCGCAGTTGCCGCGGCGACCTACTCGCAGACCGCCGCCCGTATCACAGGGCAGGGGGTGGGCTGCTTTGAAGATGCCTACTTCGAGACCTACGGCGATGCGGGGTCGATGTGGCTGGACTTCAACGGCGGACCCGATACCCAGCCCCCTGCGGCCAACCAGATTTTCCCGGTCGGGAAGTCGCTCAGCTTCAATTACACCGATCTCACCGTATCCAACGGGGTGCGGATGCAAAGCTCTGACGGCTGGAAGGGGCCCCAGAACGAAGCGGCTTATGTAGTGGAGGTGATCTTCACCTACGTTGGTGGCGCTGGCATTGGCGGTGCCGGGGTCCTACTCGACTGGAACCACAGCAGCGGCGAAAGTCGTGCCTCGGTGAAGCTGGAAGACATGATTTCCGGTGGATTGAAGGCAGGCGTGCCGACCTTCGCCTCGGCGATCCTCAAGCGCCCGGCCTCGTTCCCCGGAAACTTCACCACGCATGATGCCTGGCTCATGGCCAACTATGATGGCAACGGTTTGGGGCCGATCCAGCGCAAGCACATCCGGTTCCACTATTTCCAAATCCGGGCGGCCACGCCGCAGGACCTGCAGAACCTCGACACGGCCGCCACCGTGGCGCAGGACACGCAGACCCTTGCTACGCTTGACGGTAAGGCGCGGGCCAGCACCGGCGTTGCTGTGACGGCCGCCGGCGGGGGTAATACCTACGTCACGGAAATTCGGCAAACGAGCTTTGCGAACCCGGACGGCTCCGGCGGCTCCGTGATCCAACTCGGCGCAGATCATATCCTCGCCGATGGCACGCTCACCACGCGGAAGCTCGCGGTGGGGTTCGGGGGTAACCTGCTCACGAATACCGGCTTCTGGGCTGGTCTCAACGATTGGCGAGCCTACGCGAATGGCAACGTCGGGGCGCAAACCAACTTTGCGATACGCCAGCCTGGGCAATCCTTTGCTGGCCTTCGTTATCCCACGCTGATGATGAACCAGAACGGGACAGCCACGGACGGCTACACCGATTTTTCGTCTGAGCCTGCCTATAACGCAGACGGGCATGGTGGTCTCGGGGCGCCTGTGACGCCTGGCAAGCGCTACGAAGCGACGCTTTATTGCTCGACGCACCGCTGCACCGGTCAGCTTCGCATCCAGTGGATCGACGAAGCGGGCAATACCATTGGCTATGCTGGCCCCTCGGGGATCGCCACTGCATCCAGTGATAGCAGCAACCCGGACAAGTGGCCGCGCTACGTTGTTCGAGGGACCGCGCCAGCAAATGCCTGTTACGCGCGGATCCACATTCGCAAGCTCGGGACACTCTCGAGCACGAGCAGCTACCTATTCATCCACAAGCCGATGCTCTGCGAAACCCCCGACAACGCCACCGAGATGACCCCCTATGGTCCGGGCGGCGCGACCTTCATCGACGGCGCCACCATGCGCACTGGCTCGATGACGGCGGACAAGGTTGACACTGGCTCCTTCAGCGCGGCGGGGCTTGCCGTCTTTGGCGGTGAGGTGAGGTCAGACAACTACGCCTCCGGTAGCGCCGGATGGGCGATCCACGAGGACGGCTCGGCCCAGTTCAACAACCTGATCGTGCGCGGCTCTCTGCAGGTGGGTTCGGTGTCGGATGGCGGCTTCTACGCGGGCGCGGCGGGCACCACTCAATACGGCGACGGTGACGTTGTCTACACCACCCCGGTCCTTGTCGGACCCTTCAACTTCGGGGACCTGTGGCATGTAGCTATCTCGGCCCTTATGCGCACATCCGCGCAGAATGGGGGTATCCATTCGCTATACGTAGAGGCTCGGACCCTTAACTCTGGGAGTTGGAGTGGATGGAGCTCAGCTTACGTGAGCATATCCCGAACATCACCTTCTAGCGATGAGTGGCTAGACATGAAGTCCTTTGGTTTCACCCAGCTGGAGGGGGACCAAGTGCAGTTCCGTATGCGGCAGCGCTTGGACGGCCCCAACCGCACGAGTGTGGGCAGACCACGTCTCAGCGCAATCTGTATCAGGAGGTAAGAACATGCCCACCTATGTGGAGCTTGATGAGAATAACTGCGTAATCTCGGCCGGTCACAGCAAGGATATGCCCGAGGGAGCCTTTACCTTGCCAGACCTGCCGGACGGGCAGGATTGGGACTTGGGCGCTCTGGCCGGGGCCTACATGGTGGAGGGCGAGCTGCAGCCTCGCCCGTCCATCGCGCCGGAGCTGAGCGGATCGGAGGTTACCATCCCGCCCGTGCCGGTGGGCACCATGGTCATGGTGTTCGAGCAGTTCACCCCGGAGGCGCTGCTGAACGTCACCACCGATGTCGAAGGTTGGACGGAAACCATCCATCTGCCGGACGCCGGGCGCTACTCCATCGATATCTGCCCGCCGCGCCCGTTCGTGAGCACAAGCACATCGCTGGGGGTGAGCGCATGATCACCTTGAACCGGGCGCAGGCGAGCGTCGATGCGGAAGCGGCGGACCGGAGAGCGTCCCTCAAGATCGCCATCGATGGCGAGCGGGATCGGCGCATCAACGGCGGCTTTACCTTTGGCGGTGTGCGTTATCAGACCCGGCCTGAGGATCGCGAGAACATGGCCGGGGCGGCGACAAGCGCACTCGCGGCGATCACCGACGGGGCGCAGCCTGGCGACCTTCGCTGGCACGGCGGGAGCAAAGACTTCGCGTGGATCGCGCAGGATAACACGCTGGTGCCAATGGATGCGCAGACGATGCTTGCTTTCGGCCAGGCCGCGATGGCGCACAAGCAGGCACACATCTTTGCGGCCCGCGCGCTGAAGGACATGCCGGAAGCGCCGAGCGACATCACCGACGACGCGCTCTGGCCGTCCTAAGCGAGACCGGCTCGGCCAAGCTCTGATCTTTGGCCGGGCAGGCACAACAGCAGCCTTCGAGAACTGCAAGGACCTCCCATGCTTTTGAAAGACTTTCTGCCGCGCGTCCGCACGGGCGCGGGGCTTGTGCGCGACTTCCTTTACCTCGTCGGTGTGGTCACCCCGATGATGCTGGTCTTCCTTTACGGCCTCTATGCCTACAATCGCGAGTGGATCGTGGGCACGGTAAAGGCCGAGCTGGGCATAGACGGCCTAGCAACGGAAGGGGCAGTGACGCGCCTTGCCGAAACCGTCGAGGGGCTGGCCGAAGATGTGCGGCGTGCGACGGGTGAGGATCGAGTCATTCGGCAGCCGCAGGGGCTCTCCTATGTGGAAGAGCCGGTCTCGATCGGCGAGAACGTGGTGCTCTGGCTCACGGTGGCGCGCACTCGGCTTGGGAAAGACTGCCGTCTCACCGACTGGACGCCGCTCTTCACCGATAGCCGCAATGTGCCGCTGGCTGGCACGCGCCCGCACGCGAGCGGCGTCCGGCGCCAGATTGGCGATGAATTCGAGAAGCTACGCGTCGAGATGATCCCGCCGCCGGGTCTCGTTCCGGGGCGGATCGAGCTTTACCTCGTGCTGGACTACGAATGCCCGAGCGATCGTGATGGCACCCGCGCCATCACCCGCGTGCCGGACCGCACTGACGTGGTGACCTACCAGCTGCTGGGGTGAGCGCGACGACCTGCAGGCGAAGGGTTGCATCACGTCCGCACGCTGCCCAGCCAAGCTTCTCATCCCTACGTGCCTATGATCAGGACTTCAAAGGCTCGGATGCGCACGCCGCGCTCGGAAACAAACGTACCACGGAAACCTGAGTGTCCTAAGAAAATCCAATGACAGAAGGGGGCCGAAGTGAGCGCGGCGCCCGGCCTCGGTTGGCCAGATAATCCCGCAAGGGGTTAAGTTCCGAGGCCTGAACCCTCCCGAGATTCGGGGATGAAAGTGAGAGTCCGCGCCGCGCTCAAGGCTCAATCTAACGCTGAACTCAGGATTGTCACGCCCGGCTTCGTGCACGACGTGATCGAGTTCTCCCTGATGATGGACAATGACTGCGGCGGCAAACGCATGCCGGACCGTACCTACGTGGTGACCTAGCAGGTGCTCGGGCGAGGTGAGCGCGACGCAGAGCTTTCGCTTTGCGTTCAACTTACGGAACGGGCGACTTTCTGGGAAAAGACCACACCGCGCCGCGCTCGCAGAAAGCCTGGGGCCGGTGCTCCCGCAAATCAATTGCCGAGATTCAATGAAAAGAGATCGGCATTTTTCTGCTCAGGTTGGGGAGCGCGACCCGATATCTCCGCAGTGGCCAGTTCCTGTGGAAGCTACTGGCATGCAGGGGGCCGCGCTCGCGCACCGGGCTGCGCTGCAAGGATCGGAAGCATAGCGCGGCCGTCTCGCTGTTGCGCATCACGAGAACTGCCGCGCGCCCGTCGCGCAGCGCTTCAATAGCACAGTTTTACTGATTCCTCACGCCCGGCTTCATGCCGGGCTTTTTTCATGGGAGATCGCAATGAGACAGGAAATCCGCGCCCTCCAGGCCGGGGCGAATGCGCTCGGCTTCTTGGCCGGGCCTGAAGACGGCCTCTGGGGGCCGCGCAGCGAGGCAGGAATGCTCGCGCTGCTGGCGGCGCACGAGGGCCGCTGGGGGGATGCGGTCGAGCAGATGCATCAGGCGATCATCGACCTCGGATACCTCGCCGCCGGACCGGTCAGCCGCGTCTGGACGCCCGAGCTTGACCGCGGGCTGCGCGCTCTGGTCGAGGGAGAGGGCCGGCCGCGGGCGGGTGCGATCGTCGAGGATGTTGCGTTGTCGCCCGGCTGGGGTGGCTGGCTCTCGCACGAAAAGCAAATTCTGCAAGGAGGCGCCGGCTACCTGGTCAGCCTGTTCGTGCTGCATACCACGGCCACCTCGGAGACCTGGTGGAGGGGCAAGTCCAACCGGCAGATGTTCGAGGAAGTGCGGAGCTGGCACCTCGCCAACGGCTGGCGCGACATCGGCTATCACGGGCTGATCTTCCCGGATGGAGAGGTCATCGAAGGCCGCGCCTGGTCCGAGATCGGCGCGCATGTCATCGGCCACAACGCGGGCTCCCTCGGCTACTCGATGGTCCCGGTGAAGACCGTGACGCACATGGGCGCGGCCGAGGATTTCTACACCGCCGAGACGCTAAAGGCGATGCGCGGCGTGATCGCCAAGGCGTGCAACGCCACGCAAATCCGCCGGATCGCCGGGCACAACGAATTTGCGAACAAGCTCTGCCCGGGCTTCAAGGTCGAGGATGCGGCGTGGGTACCGCTGGGGTGGGCCGCATGACCCGCGCCGTCCACTACCGCGACCGTAACGCCTTCCTTCAAGACCAGGTGCGCGGCTCGTTCTGGATCAGCGGGCCGGACGAGAAGGGCGAGCAAAACTTCATCTTCTTCTGCCCGTGCGGTTGCGGCGACAAGTCAGTGCTGAAGATCGGCAACGGATTTAAGCCGAAGCACAGCCCGAGCTGGTGCTGGAATGGCTCGACCGCTGCAGCCGAGCTCGCGCCCTCGGTCATTTGGCAAGGCCACTGGCACGGCTGGCTTCAGGCGGGCGTCTGGCGCGCCTGCTGATGCCCTTTCTCCCAATCACCGACTGGCGTCTCGCGCTGGTCCTCTCTGCGGCGCTCTGCCGCCTTCCGAAAGGTTCCCAAGATGGACTTCCTCAAAGCTTTCTTCTCCAGCCCGGAGCTGGTGCAGGCGATCGCCGGGCTGCTCGGCATCGCGCTCATGCTGATCATCAATCGCGGCGCGGCGGCCTTCGAAGCCTTCACCGGCATCAGGATCGAGGCGGCGGCGCGTGAGGCGCTGCATTCGGCCATAAAGTCGGGCGTCGAGGCTGCGCTCTTCGAAGGCCCTGATGCTGGCTTTGAGGTGATTAAGGCACACGCGATCTACCACGCGCAGCAGTCCGTCCCGGATGCGATCGCGCGGCTGGTGCCCGGCGACGGTGTGCTCGACCGCCTCGCGCTGCGGTACTACCGAGAGGCCATGGATCGGGCGGGGGTACAGATCCCCGCGTGAGGGGCGCCCGTCTACTGGTTGACAAGAGCCCGGCCGGCGTGCCGGGCTCTCGTGTCTTCATCTCGTTTTGTTCTCATTCTAATCTGCGGCTCATGTGGACGCGGAAGAAAACAATAATCGCGGGCATGGCGCTCATTGACGATTGGACGGTCTGCAAAGATCGCCAGCCGGTTGGCCGTGTCTACCTGACCCACATCAGCGATCCAGTATTGAACTGGATGTGGATCGTCCAGGTCGCACCCGTGGGGCAGGGCTATTCGCCGAGCTTGGCCGAGGCTTTGGAAGAGGTCCGGCGGCGCGTCGAGTGA